AGGAAGCCTCTAAACTTATCCCGATTCGCATAAAGATAGGTGGCCCTATCGGACTGCTGCACTTTGGCGATCCGCACGTTGACGACGACGGTTGCGATATCGAGGCTATCGAACGACATACGGCTCTCGTTAACCGAACTGAAGGATTATTCGCCTGTAACGTAGGCGACACTACGAACAACTGGTGCGGTCGATTAGCCCGTCTCTATGCCGACCAAAGCACCTCGGCTGCACAGGCATGGCGCATCGCAGAGTGGTTCGTTAACCGCTGCGAGTGGCTCTATATGATCGGCGGCAACCACGACCTCTGGTCTGGCTCGGGCGACCCTCTCAAGTGGATCGCTAAACAACAAAACGCCCTCTATAAATCCTCGGAGGCTCGAATCGCGCTACGGTTCCCAAATGGTGCAGAGGTAAGGGTAAATGCCCGTCACGATCACTCTGGCTCGTCGATCTGGAACCCCGCGCATGGCCCGATGAAGGCGGCGATCATGGGAACCCGCGACCATATCTACGTTGCGGGACATCGCCACGAAAGCGCATATAGCGTCCTCAAAGATGCAAGTGCGGGAATTACCATGCATGCGATTAAGGTCGCCTCCTACAAGGTGTACGACCGTTTTGCGAAGGACAAGGGCTTTAGGGATAACGCCCTCTCGCCCTGCGCGGTGACGGTTATCAACCCCAACCTCCCGCCCGACCATCCCGACATGGTTAAAGTGTTCTGGGAACCGGAATACGGAGCGGACTACTTAACTTGGCTAAGGCGGCGATGACGATACGCGATGACGTACTAGAAGAATTGGCTTGGTCGGAGCCAGATGCCTGTCAGAACTGTGTTTTCTTTTGCCCGTGGAACGGCATCGGGTGGGGTTGTTCGCATCAAGAGGTTAACGGGCTGCTCGGCGGCGTGTGCCGCTGCGGTGGTAAATACTTTAAGCAACGCCGACCTTGGAAAATCGAAGGAACTATCGTTGCGCCTTAACGATCTCGACGTATCGTTGGATCAGATCAACCTCTCTCGAAAAACCTTCTCGCCTTAACTTAGCGTAGATTTCCTCGAGCGACGGCTCACGCTGCTGCCCGTATCCCCATGGGATACGCTTTAATTCTTCTGCCCACGCACCGGCAGGGGATTCTTGATCGATCACCACGTATCCCTCCATCCTCGCTTACACGCCCAATTAGGCGGCGGCACTTGTCTCCATTCACGCCGCATCGTCTCCCGTAGACGGCGGTACATCCACCCTAGTACGACGCTCACGACGATAACGGTCAAGATCAATAACCATTTTCCGTCCATTTTCTTTTCTCTCCCCTGTTGCATTACATTCTCCGCAACGAAAGTAATCCCCCTTTTCATCTTGTAACCATAGCCGACCTAAACATACGAGGCAGTTCATACTTTCCTCTCATCTGTACCGGGTTCGTAAACAAAGTGACTACACTCTAGGTCGGCTTTCCAATCCCAGAGCCGACACCATAAATCTTTTCCTTTCGCTATCGACCAGCGGCAAGAAAAGCAAGTCATACGATACCTTCTTTACGCAGTATCGTTATCGTTCTCGCCATGCCTTCTAGGTGAGCAAGCCGCACATAGTCTCGGTCGAGATCGGTATGCGAACGGCGGTCAATCGCATCGTGGCAACTGCTACACGCCCACGCGCCGAGTAAATCGTCAGCCTTCATTCCCATCCCGCTAATCCCCGGCATCCTTATATGAGCCAGCACCGTCGTTTCGGGGTTATGGTTACAGATACCGATAAGCCGAACCATGCACTCTCGCCCTCTAGCCTCTTTTCGTAATTTCATTTTTTAGTTCCTCGATATCTAGCAGTTCGGATTGCGATGCGGCATATACAGGGCCATACCCGAGATCAGTAATGTACTGATCGGTCATCAAAACCTTAGCCTCGATATATCCCGCGCATTGATAGATCGGGAACTTCCCCACCATAAGCGCGAACAAATCTATCTGCTTCGGCTTTTTCCATATGACGGCAAGTAATCGACCGCTCGTATACATCGTGCTTTTAACATCTATACGCCTCCCGTCCGGTAGTCTGCAATCCCAATCGTCGTAGCGACCTATATCGATAGGCGGATATAGGTTCATATACCGACAAAACGCTAATTCGGCGGCTATACCTTCCCTATCGGTTTCCTCGTTGCTCTGTCCTCCGACCTTGCGATCTACGATTCCGCTGCGACGGCTACGCTCGTAACGTGCGTTGCCCATAAATTCGGCAAGCCTACGCTCTGCAAGGGTAAGGGTGATATACGGAGTCATTCGTAAGACGGCTCCGGTATAACGATGCCCATATTCGCGCACCGTTGGCTAATCTGCTCTAGGTACTCCATAAACTCTGAGCGAGTCATACGAGAGGATCGCTTAACAGGTCGCATCCTCTTACGCCCCATACCTTCTAGCACTTGCCAGCCGTAGATTTCTCCCAAGAAATACTCGTGTAGATCGTCGGCTAACCATCCTTTAAGCATCTCGCCTCCCGCCTCAATGATGGTCGGGTAGACCACGCCCCAGAGGTAGGCGTTCTGCTGATTCGTGCGGGGTTTCTTAAACGGCTCTACGGTGATCTGCCACGCGATATCTGTGTCGCGGATTAGGAGAACCACCGCTTGCGCGATGGCCTCCTTCTTAGTTCCTTTAGGAAATATCCTACGCATTAGAACGGCGGCAGTTCATCGTCTTGGAACGCATCGTCGACGATTGCTTCTCGCTTCGGCTTCGGCGGTGCATCCTTTTTTCTCTCAATAGAAAGGCTAAGGAATTTATCGCCCGTCTTTTGCGACTCCTTGATCCACGCGGAGAGGTTCATTTCCGTCCCCTCGACGTTGATCGTTCCTCGGTACTGCGGTCGCTTCGGGTTGCCTTTCTGGTCATTCTTAAAGAGAACACCGCGATTCGTATTGTCGTAAGCCACTATCTTTGCTCCTTTGCTATTCGTAAATATGCCTTGATCGCCGACCGCTCCTTAGAGGTAAGGGAATCCGATACCGCTATGTAGAGGTCGTGATCTGTGCTGATCCGTTCATGGACGGCGCGAACGGCTTGCGCGATCTCCTTTTCATCTGCGTCGAGATCAAACGCTTTCTTAAAATCCTCGATGAACTCTTGTTTCTTTTTCTCGTTTACGTTTTTCCCTAGATCACCTCGGGGATCTACCGTGATGCTTCTAGGGTCGCCTCTACCTTGTGCGGCCTCCGCATCGTCATCGGTCTGGTATACCCCAACTAATGCGGCTAGGGCGTAACGTCTCGCGTAACTAATCCCCGAGCCTTGCGCCTGTGCCGAAGCATCTTTGGCTAGTATCGGCATATATCCTCGCATCCACTCTCCGCTGCTATGCGCGAGAGTCGTAACGAGCATTAGCCCTTGCTTAGTCGGCTGCGTGGTCTGGATTACCGATAGACCGTTAGAGGTTAACGGCTTGCGGCAAGCAGACCAAACCGACTCTAGGTCTGCATATTTAGATTTGAAGAAAGGGTTTGCCGAATCTTTAACGGCTCCCGTTATATCGGCTTGCGCCTTGGCTAGTGCTGCGGCCAATGCGCCAATCGTATGTGATTGGTTCACTTAGTTACTCCGTTGACTTTATTTAGAACTTCCTCGATTTCGCGTAACGTGATCTCTAAGGCTTTCGAGAGTCTAGGGTTCCTATCCCCCTCGGCCTGTAGAGTTTCGTTAGCGCACTCTTTTAGGCGTTGCATACGCATCTCGAAGTCGAGGCGTTCCTCGAGTTGCTGCACCTGTCTCCAAAAATCATCGCGCATGATTCGTTTCTTCTGCACAAGAATGACCGTCACATGGTTCTACAACTGCTGCGATTAGAAATACGACCGTAATCGCAATACAAAGGATGATTAATCGATCTATGTTTCGCATGGCTTAGTCCTCGTATCCGTGGTAATCGTCGAATTCTTCTCTAGCCTGTGCCGCAATATATTTACGAACTGCATCCTCTAGTTTCTTTTCTTCTTCTGCGGTCAACTCATATCGGTTGGCTTTGATTCGGCACGAAACGTATTCCTTGCCATTGAATTCGGGGTAGTAACCGACTAGCCAAACTTCTTCGACGTTTAGTTCCTCTACGTTATCGTAAGCATCGTAGTAGAAGTCGATCTCGACGCACCAATAGGTTCCTAAAAAACAAAGTTCGGTGGTTGCGGTGTGGGACATATCTATTGATCCTCTCTAGAAAGCGACGGATAGACATTTGCGATTTCGGAGAACTTAGCGAGAGCAGTCTCACAATTACTGTAAATGACCTCGATGGTTTCTCTACCGAGGTCGATTTCGTAAAGGAAGTTGCCGCGATGCCAGAGGGTCATCCTCTGGCCTGTGGCTTGGTTATTACCGCTTGCGATGAAGTGTGGGTATTGCATCTCTGTTGCTTCCCTATGATTAGTATTCGGAGGCGACTAAAAGGACGGTCGGTTCGCCGTGTATGAAATAGAACTTGTAGACCCCTTCCGGGCAGTCGGTATAGTCGATGCGGTTTTCTATAAGGGCGATCCCGTCTCCGTCTCTAACCTCGACGGTTGCCCTGCCGTTGCCTACCTTTAGGTAGATGGTGAGGAAGCCTTCTCGCTCGACTAGGGAAGCACACTCGGTAACGACGATATCGATAAACCAATAGGCTCCCGCCGTCTCCGCAAAGTATTTAACCCCGTCTGTGAACAGAGCCTTACCGAACGGATGGCGGTAGTAGTTTTCGGTTCCGGTGAACTGAGAAAGATCGATCTGGGTTTGCATGTCTGTTGCTCCTATCTGTGGGTTGTTACTGTCTACGGGGTTAACTATACTAAAGCCCTAAACCAATGTAAACCCCCCCCCTCGAGGAAAAGATGACCCCTGAAGAAGCGATGCAGTTTTTCGGCTCTCAAGCGGCTATGGCTAGGGCTTTCGGCGTGACCGAACCGGCTGTCTTACGGTGGCGTAGACTCGGGAAATTCCCCGTTCGTAGGGAGTACGAGTTACCCGTGGCCATAGAAAGGCATAAGACTAGCCTAGAAGCCTCCCAGAAGCCCTCTGCGGCGGTTTTAGAGGCCTAAAATGCAAAACCCCGACCTTTTTAGGGGCCGGGGCTTTACACCTCCAACGGGGGAGGGTAGTATCACCTACGGGGATAGGGATAGGCGTAGATTAAAGCACTACTTTACATACGTCAATCCCATATCTCCTCGGCTCTCTCTGGTCGGGGAAACCACGCGCAGAGATGGCTTAAACCTAGACCGGGGTAGCGGGACTCTAGGCGCGCAGCACATCGTGAGGAAGCGCGAACCGCAACAGGGAAACCTGTCAAAAGTCGCTCACAACAGGATGGCTCCGAAGGTCATACCTAGTGTGATAGGGATAAGGCGTAATCCGTCCCTACCACACAGGATTCACCAAAGGTCATAGTCTTAAATCACATACGGGGATATATAGATGACACAGTTAGAAGCCTTAGAGAAAGCACTTTGGTTAGCAATCACGGCTAAAACGAAGAAAAAAAGCAAGATGGCTCTTGACCTCGCTAACGATCTTGCTTACGGCATTAAGCCCGAACAAATCGAGATACTAAAAGCAAAAATCGAACGCGCCGTCGGAGGTCATCGTGAGCATTGAAAACATCACAGGCCTTGACCTTGTTGCATGGGAAAGGTGGGTCGCTTACCGCAAAGCAATCAAGAAACCCCTCAAAGACGTATCGATGCATGCTGCGGCACTTAAACTCGCAAAACACGGGAACGACCAAGCCGAGGTAGTCGATCAGTCGATCTGTAACCAATGGCAGGGGTTATTCGATCTAAAGAAATCTAAACCCGCTCCTGGTGAGAAACCAGAAAAAACCGATAAACAAAAAGCCGACGATGCGGTTGCTTTTGAGGCTGCGAACAACCGATCCGCAAAGGGTTGGGAGAGCGTAGAGCGTGACCCTATCGGGATGCTAAAACTCTGCGAAGCCTTGCTCGCTCGCTATGTAGTGCAACTCGACCAACCGGATACGGCAGAACGTATCGATTGGCTCTCGGGTCGTATCGCAGACTTCTTACGAGAAGCCGATGCGAAGAAGGTTTTAGGCGAACCTCACCTTCGGGCGATGGTGCTACAACTCTATGGAGAACGTGGTATTAAACGGCTACAGTCTCGGGCGTGAAGTTCCGAAATATCAAACCTAATAACCTCATGTGGTGGCGTATTTGGTTGATCCGATGCATTAACGAAGCACGCTCCGAAGAATGGCAACCGGAAGAAAAACGTGGAAGAAAAAGACCTCTCAAATTACCGATCACTTTGGGCCTCCGTTATCCTTACCGCGCTAAGAGACATACAACGAAACGAAGGAAGAATCTCGGCACTTAATTGGGTTTTCTCGACCGAGCATGGCAAGGGATCGATGCGATGGGTATGCGATGTATGCAATTTCGACTACGAGAAACTGCAGCGTTTAGCGATGAGCCGAGAGGGTCGGCGTAGAATCCTCCGCGCGAAATGAACCTTTTAACCTCTATCGCTTTATTCGCTCTCGTCTTTCTAGTCTCGACGATTGCTAACCGAGAAATCTTAGATGCTTTAATTCTCTATTTACTTTTGCGTATACTCGATCGCACATGAGATACGCGATGCGGCGAGACCTAAACGATACCGAGATTACCGATGCGATAAAGGCGGCGGGGTTCAGTATCGTCGACTATACGAAAGCCGGTCTAGGCATCCCCGATAAGTTAGCGTTAAAACTCTTGCCGCAAGTCGGGGAGTACGGAGAGCCGATTCACTTTATTTGCTGGATCGAGATAAAAAGCAAATACGGCAAACTCTCCGAAACGCAGCAGTTAGCCAAGTCGGTTTGGGAGCCTAGAGGCGAGTGGATCGAGGCTAGAACCGCCGAGCAGACCGTCCGAGATTTACTCGAGCGATACGAGGCTAAAGTAAAGCCGGAGTGCGCTAGATGATGGAGTGGACTCGGGTACGGCTAACGAATTGGGGTAAGTGGTGTCGGGGTAGAGCGATCTCGGGCTATCCTTCCGCATCGGCCTTTATGTTCGCTAACCTCGGGGCGAGAGCCGCTAACGATACGAGGGACATCCCGAGCGATATCGCAGAGGTCGAGGATGCGATAAAGAGGATCGCCCAACCCCTACGGCAAGTGCTTGTCATTTACTATGTTGCGACAGGGCCACTCTGGGAAAAGGCGAATCGGTTATCCATCTCTCGCCGAACCCTAATGAGACGAGTTAAGACCGCAGAAGAAAAAATTAATCTGGCCCTTGCGTCTGCCCCGAAATGATGATATATGGAACCACAATGGGGGATAGCCACCCCGATAAACGGTTTCGCCTCGACCGGCACACATCCACATGACTACTTGGCCTTGAGAGCCGACCACCGAGGCACTTATGCAACTGGACGTTCGCACCGATTTAAGGTCAGCAGAGCGATATCTAGTCGGGCTGCGGAAAGATCAGATCCCGTTTGCGACGGCCTACGCTTTGACTCAAACGGCTAAACAGGCGCAGGAGAATATCCGACAGGAAATGCGGCGGGTATTCGATAGACCGAAGCCGTACACGCTAAACGGCACATTTATCATTCCAGCCCGTAAAGACCAACTGTTTGCGGTGGTGAAACTTAAGGACGGGTACGCTGGCCTTAACAACCAAGAAGGGGCCAGAGGTACGCCAGACCAGTACCTACGCGCACAGGTTAAGGGCGGGGAACGTAAGCCTAAAGCCTTCGAGAAACTACTGATTAACCGAGGGCTAATGCCGCCCGGTATGTTTGCCATCCCGACTAACGCCGCACCGCGTGACCCCTTCGGTAACGTAAGCGCAGGATACTTTAATCGGATCATGTCTCAGTTAAGGATAGCAACCGATCCTTTATCTAACGCTACGCCAGCCTCTAAGAAGCGACGACGTACCCGAACTGCGGGTTACTTCGTAGCCTATCCGGGTAGGATGCAGACTAAGCACCTTAGTCCTGGTATCTACGAGCGAATCGGCACGGGGTTCGGGAGTGCCATACGGCCGATCTTCATCTATACCGATAGCCCGCCTAGGTACAGGCAACGGCTCGACTTCGACGGAGTTGTCCTAAAGACAGTCGAGAGCCACCTACGATGGAATTTCGAGAAAGCCTTTGCACTAGCGGAGAGGACGGCTCGGTAGGCTTACGGGTCCTCCCACAAAAGTCTACGTCGGGGGTAATTCGGACCCCGATGTTCTCCTAGAGACAGAACTTTTGGTGCGGATTTCACTTCACTAAAGTAAAGTTAAGAAATACAGTCATCTGGTGATATTAACCTCCCATGCTACAGGTGGAAACAATTGCAATCGGTGACTTGATCCCGTTTGCGAAAAACAGTCGAACGCACTCCGACGCTCAAGTAGCGCAGATAGCAGGAAGTATCCGCGAGTTCGGGTTCACGAACCCAATCTTGATTGATGAAAAAAATGGAGTTATAGCAGGGCATGGGCGGCTTGCAGCGGCTCGTAAGTTAAACCTAGAAGATGTGCCTTGCATTAGGCTCGAGGGCTTAACCTCTGCACAAAAGAGAGCCTATGTCATCGCAGACAACAAGATTGCTCTCAACGCAGGGTGGGACGAAAAACTACTAGCCTTAGAATTAAAGGAACTAGGAGACCTAGGGTTCGATACTGAAAAGACAGGATTCACGTCAGAAGAAATCGCTCAATTATCGCTGGACGATATTTCAGAAGGGACAGAAGAACCCTACACGCGAAAGATCGAAACACCGAAGTACGAACCCAGTAATGAAAAGCCTAGTCTCGAAAGTCTTTGCAACCGAGATAAATTTAAGAAACTAGTAGACGATATTAAAGCGTCTGGACTAACAGAAGATGAAAAAAACTTTTTGCTGATAGCAGCGGAAAGGCATACGGTTTTTGACTATCGCAAGATTGCTGATTATTACTCGCACGCAAATGCAGAGATGCAGAACTTGATGGAAATGTCTGCCCTAGTAATCATCGACTTTGACAAGGCTATCGAAAACGGGTTTGTTAAATTGTCAGACGAATTGAATAAAATGTTCGATATTGAGTAAGATGAAAAATAACTATACGTTTGTTAGGCATGGGCAAACGTACTGGAACAAAAACGGAATCATGCATGGGCAGTACGACATTCCGCTGAACTTTACAGGGATAAAACAAGCAAACAACGTATCGAAAGAACTAAAAAACGATCATTTCGATTTGTGTTTTTGCTCGCCACTCCAGAGAGCGAAGTCTACTGCATTTAGGATATTGACCAATCATAGAAATACAAAAATTATCTATGATGAAAGATTGAAGGAACTTAACAAAGGCTTGTTAGAAGGCAAGCATTTGAATAGCGAAGCACTTCTCAAGAAAGAAGACAGCAAGTTTTTAGATAAATTTAACATCGAAAGTAAAAAAGATTTTTACTTAAGGGTTAAAAGTTTTGTAGATGATATTGAAAGGAAATATAAAGGAAAAAACATACTGATAGTTGCTCACAGCGGAACTATCAAGATGTTGTTTTTTTCCTTTAATTTTCCGAAAACAGAACTGAATACAGCATACTATTCGTTGCATATAAAAAACTGTAAGCCGTATAAACTTGACTCAATTACTCTAGTAGATCAGAAGATGAAAATTGGATTTTTCCCAATGGTGGCCGACATCCTTCATTCTGGCCATGTATTGGCTTTAGAAGAGGCCAAGAAGCATTGTGATTTTTTGATAGTAGGGTTGCACTGCAATCCGAGTTATAAGAATCCGCAGCAATCGATCTACGAGCGATACATGCAACTGCGTGCGGTTAAATGGGTTGATGAAGTCATTCCATACGAAAATTCAGAAAAGGATAAGGACGCGTTCGTTTCGCTTGACTATGATGTTTACTTTCTAGGCGAAGATCACAAGTCTGACCAATGGGAACTTAAAGACAAGATCGAAGAGTCTGGTAAGGAGATTGTGTATCTGAAAAGAAAACACAGTTACAGCAGCAGCAAGTTAAAAGCAAATTGAAGTAAATGGATCAAGATAGAAAATTTGCTGTTTTTATCCTTTCTCACGGCAGGCCAGATAACGTCATAACTTATAGAACTTTACGAAGTCATGGCTACACTGGAAAGATCTTCATCATAGTAGATGACGAAGACAAGACCATAGACGAATATAAGCGAACTTTTAAGAATGAAGTAATCGTATTCAGTAAAAAAGATTACGAAGATAAGTTCGACATAATGGATAACTTTAAAAACAATAAAGTTATCGTTTATGCAAGAAATGCGTGTTACGACATAGCGCGAAATTTAGGTTTAGATTACTTTTTCGAATACGAAGATGATTACACATGCTTTCAGCATCGGTTCATCGATGGCGATTCTTTAAGAGGAAAGAAGATAGAAAATTTAGATAGCGTTCTTAACGCTGTAATAACTTGCCTAGATGAGACAAAGGTAGATACCATAGCATTTGCTCAAGGTGGTGACTTTATCGGAGGCGCTGCTTCTTTCGACAACAACACGCTCAAAAGAAAAGCGATGAATAGTTTTGTTTTCAAGGTTAATAAAAACCCTGAAAAAGATATTATTTTTATAGGCAGAATGAACGACGACGTAAACACTTATTTGACGCAGGGCAAGATAGGAAGATTATTCTTCCAAATATCTGATATTTGTTTAGTTCAAGTAGCAACACAATCAAATTCTGGCGGTAATACGGAAGTCTATAAATCGTTCGGCACATATGTGAAATCGTTTTATAGTGTTATGGCTGCTCCGGACTGCTGTAAAATTGATTTAATGGGCAGAAAGCACAAGAGAATCCATCATAAAATCAATTGGAATAATGCAGTTCCTAGAGTAATTGACGAACGACATAGAAAAATTAAGGCTCGCTAATGCCAGTTAACGTAGGCACAATAGCCAATGCTCTTAATCTAACCACTAGAAGGGTTTATCAGTTAAAAGCAGAAGGTTTGCCAACAGTAGGAAAGGGCCAATATGAGATTGGCCCCTGCATGGCTTGGTATATTCGATATCTTCAAGCCGCCCTAGAAAAGCGCGGACCTAACACGAACCCCGATACGCCCGACCTTCTAGCCGAAAAGACTAGGTTAGCGCGGGAGCAGGGCGATAAGTTAGCGATAGAAAACGCGATCAGTCGCGGCGAATTAGTCTACGCCGATGATGTAGTGAATACTTGGGCCGACCACATATCGAGTGCTAAAGCAAAACTGTTGGCGATGCCTACGAAACTCGCCCCGCAGTTGGTGAACCAATCTAATGCAAATGTCATCGCAGGACGTATCCGCGAAGAAGTCGATAACGCTCTCGTCGAACTCGCCGAGAATACCGTTAACGTCGAGCATATCGAAAGCATTGAGCCAAGCGACCAGGACTTGGAACCCGCCGCCGAAACTGACGATCTCGGAATGGGCTGATCGTTACAGAAAACTCTCGAGCGAAAGCGCAGCCGAGCCGGGCGTGTGGAGAACCTCTCGCGCACCGTATCAGCGCGGCATCATGGATGCGATTACCGACGAGTCGGTGAAAGAGGTCTGGATACAGAAATCCGCACAGGTCGGGTGGACGGAGATTCTAAACAACGTCATCGGGTATCACGTTCACCAAGACCCTGCGCCGATGCTACTGGTGCAGCCGACTCTTGAGATGGCAGAGTCGTGGAGTAAGGATCGATTCGCGCCAATGGTGCGGGATACAAACGTTCTCGCCGAACGGATTGCCGACCCGAAGGCAAGAGATAGCGGCAACACGCTGCTGCATAAAAAGTTTACAGGCGGTCACTTAACGGTCGCGGGTGCAAATAGCCCGTCGGGTCTAGCCC